TTTCTGCAAGGATAGCAGCTTGATTCGCGCTGAATTGTGAGGAGCTGTAAGCTTGGTATAGAAAGTCTATGGCGAAAGCTGCAGCCATCACGCCTTGACCATAAGCGGGATCTGGACCGTCGACAGATCCGCCATTCGCTACATGATAAGTGTTTGCGAGGTTGTTCTGCATCGTCACAACGTTGCCGCTGACGCTGCCAACAACATTCCACTCGCTGTTGCTGTTGTCGTAAATCTTAACTGGAAAACCAGCTTGAAACTTTGTGCCGTCAGCAACGGTTACGTTTTTTTGTCCGCTCGAAGCGTCTTGACTCATCGCCGTCGTAATTACGTAAAAGTACGGCGCGTAATGCATGACGAAATCGTAATAGGCTTGTGGAACAGTTCCCATGCTTTTCACTTTAACAATTCATTAATGCGCTTATGGATCTCACAGGAGCTGCACATGGCATAATCACTTACGCCACATTTTTGCAGACGAGCTGAGTGAGACGTTTCAGCTTCTCAACTTTCAAGGCTTTTTCCTGCCACCTTCAAAAGCCATTGCTCCAGTCTCTCACAATCTGCTGGTTTACAAGCTCGCGCCTTCAAATTTTCCATGAACAGGCAACGAAAACAAGGAATCTGCATGTTCGTCATTCTCGCGTGTACCCGAGAACCTCAACATCATACCCATCATCAAAGAGCTGTTGCAACTCCCTACTGGACAGTACAAGTTTCTGTCCTTCCACTTTGGCGACAATGTAATTGCCAGTGTACAATGTTTTTCCTTTAGGCGTCCAAGGGACACTAAAATCAATAAGCGAAGTACCAGCAGAAACTGCACTTTTCACGGTGCCTAAGCTGTCGCTCACTTCTTATCATCCTCAAGCCGTTTGAAACAGGCTCCGCCGAAAGGACAGTGGTAAACGCCCGGCGTAAAAGTCAATTTCGCATGTGCGCAGTAAGCGCCCCAAAAACACATAGTTGGTGTAGATTCTGCTTTCATGGCGAAATCAAGCCGCCTTTATACGATGGTACGTCGCCCGCTGCTTGCATATCCGCAGTCATGACTGGAGTTGAAAAGTTAAGCAATGCTCTGACTAAGCAGTCTTTGAAGCCTTGAACAGCGTTTTGAAAGGCGAACCTGCCAATGTTAGCCTTCGTAATGTACAAGTCTCCCAAACGATAATCGAAGGCGCCCAGCAGCATGCCTCCGCTGGCAGCAACCAGCACACGGAGACAAGCCAAGTTTAATGCCGTCATCTTAGCCCAGTTGTACCGCGCATCAGTGCTGGGAAGATCCTGGCCCACGATTGAGTTAACATACAAATTTGCATAGTCCACGTGAGCCTGAAAAGCCGCTTGAGATACGGGTAAACCGAAAACGGTGTAAGTTAGGCTTGAAGAGTCAAAACTTGCGTTAAGCTCACTCTGAATATCTGAATAAGCAACATACTGAACAGTCAAACCTTTCTCACCTCATAACAATAATTTTGAAAACTAAAAAAGGGGAAATTAGGTATTGAGACGTACATGCATGATGTACGTCGCATTCGAAAACTTCAGCCAGCTTAGCTTGTTGCCAAACCAGTAACTCGAGCTATCGCTTCTCCGCACAGAATCACTGGAGCATACCTCGTTGTCAAGATCACGTCGACGCTGTCGAACTCCTTCTGAATTTCAACATCCGTCAGCAAAGGCCGCTTTATTTCGCCAGCGCCAGATGTCTGGTCGCCGTCTACGAAAAATCCAAGCGGCGCTTGCACTTAATCCTTAATCAGATTATGTATGCCGCGCTTAGATTTTTGCCAGTGCTGAGGATGCACGCGCTTCCTGCGCTTTGTACAGTGCTGACGTAGACGTTAAGGTTGTAGACTGTTCCGAGGAACCCATTCTTCACAATTGCTTCGCCATACTCGCCGTAGAGGCTAAACTGCGGCAGGTAGTACATGTCACGTGCGTTTATGGGGTTCATGATGATGCTGTCAGGGATAAAGTTGTAGCTTTCAATAGCTGCTTTCGCGATCAATATGTCTTTTGTACCCATTCCGCCGGTTATTGTAAATTCTGTGCCTGTCGCTGAAAGGCTCTTGTTTGTGGCTACATTGGTTGTGCCCGCTGCTGCGGCAATCGTGTTTATGCAGTCAAGGTCAATAGTGTAGGCCATACGCCTCGCCAAACGGCGAAGCTGATCCTCAATCACAGGGATGTACAAGTCTTCAATGTTTTCTCGGCTAATCCTCTCTCTAAGGCCCTTCTTGTATGGGATCACATTGACGTAACTGTAAGGCGTAAAGTCCATCGGAATTTCGACGCCTTCGCTGACCTCACTTATGGCTGCGCTGCGGCTGCCGCTCTGCTTGACGAAGGAGGCGCTCTTTCCCGCAACCAACGGAAATTCAGGGATTAACTGCTTCACAACCAATGCGGGCATAGTGAGTTCCACGATTTTCTGATGTAATGCTGGGTAGCCAACTGCTGCTGTATCGATCCATGTGAGGGCATCTCTAACTAAAGCCAAACAGTATCACCTTACCACAGCATGATGATGCCTGTGCCGCCGCTGCTGATCGCCTGCATTGACATGCCGATTATCGTTGTGTTCAAGCTTGCGTTGTCTGTCTGCACTGTGCCCGGTTGACCTGCAGGTCCACTCGTAAGCTGATCACCCGCAGCTATTGAGCCGTAGGCTTTCGCCCTTACAATTCCTCTGCAGATCACGGATACTTTTGCGCCACTTGCCGCTTTAGTCAGAGTAATGCCCACAAAAGTTTTCAAGTTAGCAGAATTGACTCTTTTCACAGTCCATGCAGCAGACAAGTAAACAGCAAGTCCAGGACCGCCAGTCAAGTCTTCGCCAGCAATGAACGTCATGATGAAACGGTCACTTACAAGCGGGCTTGTTCCGTCATAAATTGGGAAACTCATCTTTCATCACCTAAATCCGACAAGCCGCTTGTGAGCCTTCATGAGGTCTTTGGTGAACCAGTCGTAGTTAGGTCCGCTGAGTGCATCCTTTTGGATTTCGTCGACTGCAACAATGCCTTTGCCACCGGCACGCCTTGAAGCTTCAGCCTCTTCAGCTTCTGCCTCTTCGCCTTCCTCGCCCTTCTTCCGCTTAGAAACAATGTCTATAGGACCTTTAGGCTTGGGTCCACCTTCTTCCCCTTCCTCGCCTTCCTCACCCTCTTCGCCTTCCTCTGCTTCTGACATTTTCTTTGACAGTTCACTCAGTTTTTTGCTGAGTTGACGCTTCGTTGCTTTCTTCGCTAATTCTCCTTCCATTTCAGCCACGCGCTTTTTAAGGGTGTCTATTTCAGCGTCTGCTTCCGCGCTTTCAGCTTCGTATATCTGTTGTTTCAGCTTCTGGAGCTGATTCATGTAGTCTTCGTATTGGACTTGTTTGGGCGCCGTTTCGCCCGGCGCCACGTTGATTGCTCCTTGTGCTTGATGCGGAGAAGCTGCTTGCTGAGCATTTTCAGACAAGTGCTTCACCCCTTTTGTGTCGCTAATTTTGTTTTCAGGTTCTTGCAGCTCTCGCTTAGAACCCACATCATCACTTTTATCGAGTGACTGGGAATTTGTAACAGTTTTAAGGATAGCATCCCACTGCGCATCATTCATAGCTGCAGCAAAGCCCACAGGCGCGAAAGACGTGTTTTTGTACGCTGGACTCGCAACGATGCTTAACTCGCGGACTTTAGGCTTGTGCACAACTTCCCAGGCGCCTGGACACAGGTGAATAAGTTGACCCTCTTTCCGTGTCAAGCGTCGGCATTTACTGCATTCCACATCTTCCGAGTCAACCTGAATGCTTACGTGCGTCACATAATTGCGGATGATCTTCTCGATAAGGTTCTCATCGCCAACCTCTGCGGTAAACGTCACAGTGTTGCCGACGCGTTTAGCCGCTGCAACTTTTCCGACGACCATCAAAGCGCTTTCCGCGTGGTCCACACGCAGCTGCGCACCGACAAGGCTCTCAACGACAAAGTCCAAATCCTCCTCGGGAACTTGCCACTTATTCATGTTTACACTTGTGTCGATTGCGGTACCCTCTATATTGATCAGTTTCTCCTTTAGCGCGAACTGCGCGTCTACGCCCTGCTGCGCTTTGAAAGGCACGTAATACCTTAATTGCATATTTTTCATCCTTGCGCTCTGGCTAACTTTCCTTGCGACATCATGATTGCAGCTGTTAGAAAGTGTTAAGTGCAGTTCAGCACCAGCATTTATCGGGTGACAAAATGATCTTCATCAGCTTGGCGCGATGGAGAAAGAAGCCGACAAAAGAGATGGTAGCTCAGGCAACGAAGCTCATAGAGCAGATGGCTAAAGAAGGCATCAAGGTCCTAGGCTTTTATTGGACGCTTGGCAGATACGACGGAATTACCATAATAGAGGGAAAGGACGAGAAGACCGCCATGAAATGGCTTTTGCGGTGGGGCGATATAGTCTCAACGGAAACCCTCGTCGCGGTGCCCAGGGAAGAAGCAATGAAGCTCGTCGAGTAACTGAGCGATGACATAAAAGGTCTTGATGTAAGCTTCAGGCTCCAAGCTCTGGAGCACTCCTACTCTTTTTTTAGTTGAATGAGGCTCACTAGGTGAACTCACGGCTGCACTTTTCCTAACTATTACTTGGCATACGAAATCTGCACGTAAGCGTGGCGCAGCGCGCGCGTTTGGTTGCTTTCACCCTTTAAAAGTCTGTCTAAATTGCCGGAATCCGTTTGTTGCGAGTTTTAAAGAGGGTTTCTTGCCAAGCGCGGAATGACTGCCAGTCCTCAAGCATGCTCTTCTGGTCGTAGCCTTTCATCTGCTTCTTCAGGCTTTCAGGCAGCTTCTGATAATCCGGGTCTTTGGGATCGTAAGTTATGCCGATGCCAAACTTTATTGCTGCTATAACGATGCGTTCGGTTATAAATGCCCGTGCTTTAGGGTCAGAATAGGCTTTTCGATGGTCCATGTGCTGCCAATACGTTATAGCACCGCGGATGTGAGCCTTGTCGACGGGGTAGTTAAAACCCACTGGATCAGCGAAGTTGCTTTCACCGATGTTTGCGTATTCTTTCGGCTTGGTAAGGCTTGCGTTGGACCCTCGCTTGTAGCCGTACTTCTTTTCTCGGGCTTCAATTGCCTTCTCCAGGTTTTGTCGCTCCTGCTGCGAATATCCGCCTTGAGCATAGAAACTCATCTTAATAACCTCATGACTTTGATTACGGCTCTCAGATGGGTTTAATTGACTCTGCCCAGTTGAGTGCTGTACTGTCAATCGGCCAAAGAGGCATTGGCAACAAAGGCTGACAAGGCAGAAGGCGGGAAAGGAACCCGCCCAGCACTCACTTTTTGGCGTCAACTAAACTCTGCGGATAGTCGTCGTGTTGTCCTGCGACGTGTACGTCGCCACAGAACTGTTCTATTCAACGTTTGAGATCTGCATGTAAGCATTCACAAGCCTGCGTCTGTACTCGTTCCAAGCCTTAAAATCAAGCAACGACTTAATCTCACCTTTCAGATGCGTGTCAAGCCACTTCCGCACTTGGTCTCGGGTTTTGAAGTTCTCCTTATCAAAAAGGTAATTCTGAATTTCCCACCGCTGTGAGCCCTTCACCTTGCCAAGCGTAATCTTAATTCCCGTGGTAATATTCTTAACACGAAATTTTTCAAACTTGCCAGGGTCTTGAACCCGGTACCTCCAAACGGTTTTTCCTTCTTCAAGGCCTGGCATTTTGAGCGCCGCTTATTTCTTGACTTCCTCTATCGCTTGCACGTCCAAGCTTTCCGAAAGCATGATTTTGCGCAAGCAGTGGGGACACTGGATGACCTTCAGCTTGACTTCTGGAATGTAGTCAGCTTCTTCGTTGTAGAGGTTAAGGTCACTCAATTAGCTAAGCCCTCGCAGATTGTTAGAAGCCGCTTCCTAAAGGGATGCAGTTGCCTTTGCGATATTGCAAGTAGCTTCTTCAAAAGGATATCCTTTACCTTGGCAAATCTGCGTGTTTTGTCTATTAAAATGATGTACATGGAATTATCTGACAAGGGGAACATGTATTGTTCCGTGTCTTCAGGCCTATTCGTCAAAACACACTTCAAGTAGCGGTTGTAATGATACTTTTTCCTATCCATCTTGCCACAAAAAAACCGTCTTAACCGACACCAGAGACAAGTAAAATGAATCCTATGCATGAGATCTGAATAGCCACATAAAGTGTGACATGGCATCCGAATCCTCAGAATCCTCATTATGCTTCCTCGCGCATAGCCTGAACAACGCCATCAACAATCTTGTCCGCTTCGCTCTTGGGCTTAAGCTGAAGAGGCGGCATTGTGTTCTCTGCCGCTAAGGCCTCATCTGTCGGCTGCTCAGGATAACCCAGCTGCGGACGAGCTTCACTCCGCAAGATAATTTGTTTTTCAACCAAGTCGCTTATGTACTTCGCCTTAGCGTCAAGTGTGGGCTCCCAGATCGGACGCCACTTAACACGCGGGATCTCTTGGTTTTCACCGAACTTGGATTCAACAAGCTGTTTCATAAGGTCAGTTTCAAGCATGTCGCCAATCAGCTCCTGCAGCATACGCAACCGCGTAACAAACTCCTGCATCACAATGTCCGCCGTCGCGCGGTTTGTTCCGACAACTTCTCCTAAAAATATTTTTGGAACTCCAAGCACAGCTTCCCTTTGTTTGTATAGATAATTCAGCCAAAAGTCAATGTTAATGTCTCTCGTCAGGCTGGTAAGCGGTTTAACGTTGACGTCGCCACGGACGAACACGTCTGTGGCTGCTTGCCTACTGCTGAAGGCCTGCATAAGCGCTTCAAGTTGCGGATCGCTGAAGGGCTGCTCCGGACGGCCTGCCTGAACAACAAGCATAGGCTTCGTATAGCAATGCACGATCGTGGCAAGGTCATCCTCAAGCTGATCTAACAATGCCTGAATTTTAAGGAGCGGACGCAACAACGAAGTCCCGTACGAAAATTCATACCAAAAACTTTTGGCGCCCCAGCGAATGTGGCAAATGTCCTGTGCAGTGAAGACCACGGGCGGGAAGGTGAGCAATTGAATGTAACCAAACACTTGGCCATAGGCATCGCGCCTCACTCGCAGATGCACTGGATCCAGCGGCTTAAGCCACCATTCTTCAGGAGGCTGACCTTCTTCTCTGCAGATTTCGAAGAAGCCGCCACCAAAAACAAGCATGTCAGTAGCCGTAATTCGCAGAGTCTGTAATATATTGTGTTCGTCGCACCAGTCGCTTAGCCACTCGCGGACAGCATCATCTCCGCCTTCAAGTTCGAAACCGTTGCTTATGGCAAGGTTCACAGTAACGTCTATGCATGCTTTTATGTAAGGCGTGAAAGCGTAGAGGTCCTTGTACTTTGGCAAGTCCTCAATAGGAACTGCTCCCCACATTCGCTCCCAGTAGGCCGTGTAGGGCGGAGTTACGAAGCCTGCGCCGGAGCCTTTAAGCATGTACCGCGTAACGTAGCCCCAGAGCATGCTGTCAGCTTTCCAGCTAACTGGCACTTCCTCTTCGATCTGTTTCTTGCTGATTTCCTGAGGATACTGCCTCTGGGCTTCAAAGCCAGTTTTTTCTATTGTGCTTTTCCATGGCATTTTGTTTCACTACTTTGGGGGCGCTAAGACAACGCCTTTACTTTCGGGCGCCCTCTCTATCACAATGCGAACGTCTTCAAGAACCACACTTTTTGTTATATCCATGCCGTTAACGTAGATGTGCAGGTCCGTGGGCGCACAGTTTATCTTCATGCCCAACGCCTTCACTTCGCCCTTTGAATTAGCAACGAAGATTTCCTCTTCCATTTTCCTCATCTTTTAACAGCGCGTGTACTTTGAAATTATATATAGTGGAACAGTTGATGCAATTAGTGGGTGATTTGTCATGCCAACAAAAGATCTTAAGGCGCTCACGCGTCATTTCGTTGAGGAGTGGAACAGGGGGAAGGCAGCCCTCATGGCCGTGATAGACGAGACAGTCGCCGCCAACAATGTCGTCCACACTGCTGATGGCAGGGATGTGCGCGGCCTCAAGGACCACAAGCAAATGTTCAGCGAGATGTACGACGCTTTTCCCGATGCTCGTGTCACCATTGATGACATGGTGGTCGAAGGGGACAAGATAGCGATACGCTTCACATTCACCGGCACGCACAAGGGTAAATTCATGGGCATACCCCCAACCAACAAAAGGGTGACGATATCGACGATCGAGATTGACCGCGTTGTTGATGGAAAGTTCGCGGAAGCATGGGCAAGATCTGACACTCTGGGCTTCATGCAGCAGCTCGGCCTTATACCCGCGCCGGGAAAGGGAAAATAACCTCAACCGATCCTATTCTGGCGCATTTTTAGTCTTTCTATCCTTTTTCTTTTTTCTGTGAATGTGAAGCCTCTGCTCGTAAGTCATTTGGGAACCACGTATCACTTTTGTAACACTTTTAATGTGGAAGCATAATGGCGCCTACTCCAGGCGGAGGAGCCTGAGTGCTT